TAAAAGCTAACACAACAGGTGCAGAAAATACAACAGTTGGTGCAGCATCAATGATTACTAATACAACAGGTGCGGCTAATGTTGCAATGGGTTTTTGTGCTATGAAATTTAACACAGAAGGTGCTAGTAATACAGCAGTTGGAACTGTTGCACTATGTAAAAATACAACAGGTGATTCAAATGTAGCATTTGGTAGTGGTGCTTTAAGAAATAACACAACAGCAGATCATAATACAGCTGTTGGGTATCTTGCTTTAACAACTGCCACAACAGGTTGTTGCAACGTAGCAATGGGTTATAATTCTTTAGGAAATATGACAACAACTTGTTGTAATACTGCTATAGGACAGTCTACAGGAACTTCTGTAACAACAGGTATTGCTAACACTATGATAGGTAGTAGAGCTGGTTGCACTACAACTACAGGTGATAGAAATGTATTTTTAGGAGAGGCTACAGGAAGTCATGGTACAGGTTTAACTACAGGAGATACAAATACTTATATAGGATATGCAATTCAACCATCAGCTGCTAATGTTAGTTGTGAGTTAGTTATCAATGCTAGAGGTAATGCAAGTCAAGGAAAAGGAACACGAACAGCATTTATTGATGTGCAAGGTAATGTTTTTCAAGGAAATAATGCTACAGCATGGGCTCAAACATCTGATAGAAGAATTAAAAAGAATATTGTTGATAACACAATAGGTTTAGATAAAATAAATCAAATAAAAGTTAGAAACTTTGAATATAGAACATTAGATGAAATTACAGATTTTGATGAATGTAAAAAAACAGCTGTTGTTGATGTTAAAGGTATTCAAGTTGGTGCTATAGCACAAGAAATTGAAGAAGTTTTACCAGAATTAGTTACTACCCAATCTACAGGTGTTAAAACAGTTAATCCAGATAAATTAACTTGGTACATGATTAATGCAATCAAAGAACTTAAAGCAGAAAACGATAGTTTAAAATCTAGAATAGAAACATTGGAGAGTTAACCTATGCTAGGTATAACCGCAATATCACAATCGCCCATAGCATCATTAGGTGGGACTGATTCTACTGTATCCTTATCCGGTATACAGATTAATTCTAGTATAGGTCAACAGATATTACCTAACGTAGAGGTTACTCTTACAGGTCAACAATTAGGATTTACTATAGGTACTTACTCCGTACAAGCAGGAGGTAACGTAACTATTATTACAGGTGTCGATGATGCGGTAGATTTATCTATTGGTTCAGTCGTAACTTCAGCTAATGCTGTTGTTTCATTAACAGGAATGCAATTAGCAGCCAGCTTAGGTCAATCTACAATTATTCCAAATTCAATAATCTCGGTCACCGGCCAACAATTAGCTATTACTGCGGGTGCTATAGCTAGCATAACAGCAGATGCAACTGTAATCCCTACAGGTATAGAAATGACTGGAAGTATTGGGAATTTATTTGTAACCGCATGGGCTAAAATAGACCCTAACGTAACTAACACTTGGACTGAAGTAAACAAAAATGTTTCTAATACTTGGGTGGAAGTTGATAAAGCAGCTTAAAAAGAGTATAATACAGAATTATGGCATCAACATATTCAGCAGATCTTAAACTAGAGTTAATGGCCACGGGTGAAAACTCGGGTACTTGGGGAACTAAAACAAATGTTAATTTAGAGCTCGTTCAGCAAGCGATAGCTGGATACCAATCAATAGCTGTAGCCTCTTCTGATGTTGCTTTAGTAATGTCTAATGCTTCTATTTCTAATGCTAGAAATATGATTCTTAATTTTTCAGGAACGTTAGCGGCAAACAGAGTTGTAACTATTCCAAACTCAATAGAAAAATTTTATATATTAAAAGATGGCACTAATCACAATAGTGGTAAAACACTAACCTTTAAAACTGCTTCAGGATCTGGGTTTACTTTAGATCAAGGAAAAATTCATGCTGCTTATTCAGACGGCACTAATGTTTACGAAATAGCTCTTAACACTTTAGGCGGAACCATAGGAACATTACAACTTGATAATGATTCGGTGACAAATGCAAAAATTGCCGATGATGCAATTCAAACTGCTCAAATAGCAGATAACGCAGTCGTGAGTGCTTCTATATCAGCAGCCGTAGTAACTGCCGCAAAAATTGGAGACAACGCTGTGACCGCTGCAAAATTACAAAGAAAATTTACAATAAGTACAGCCAGTCCTTCAGGGGGTGCCGATGGGGACATTTGGTTTAAATATTCATAGGAGTTTAAATGGCTAATACCTATGGCAGAGTTTCAGGAACATTTGAAGAAATAGATAATGCATACGGAAAAGTTTCGGGTGTTTGGAAAGAAGCAGATGAAATTTATGGAAAAGTTTCGGGTGTTTGGAAATTAGTATTTAGCGCATTTGAAGCTACAGGTTTTGCAACAATATCTTCTGGATCAGGAACTTTTACAGTACCCGCTAATGCTAACGTACTTCATATTCAAGCTGGAGTAGGAGGAGGTGGCGGTGCTGCTGGTGGTGTAAGTTATGATAAAGCTGGTGGAGAATCAGCTGGAGCTGGTGGAGGATCTTCTGGTTATTTATCTGATGTTCTTTATTCTGTGGCTGCTGGTGAAACTATTACTTTTTCGACAGGTAATGGAGGTGCTGCTGGAAATCAAACTTCAAACTTTGGCCAACCTCGTGTAGGGGCTGCTGGAACTAATACAGTTTTATCTGCTTCAAGCTCTGGAGCTTTAGTAACATTAGGAGGAGGAGGTGGATCATCAGGAACGAATGGTGGAGTACAAGGTCCTTTAAGAACTAATACAGCTGGTGCAGCAGGATCATTTAGTTCATCAGGTACTAGAGTTACTTCGGGAAATTTTAGAGATAGTGATGGAACCACTAAAGCAGTAGGGACTCTTACATCGGGTCCAGCAGGATCATTTAATTCATCTGGAGTGGGTGCTGTTGGAGGTTTAAGTGGATCAGGAAACTGTAGCGGAGATAACTGTCAAATTGGTGGCTTTGCAGGTGGAGCTTCTTTTAATGGTCAAATTGCTGGAGGAGCAGGTTCTCCTCAAGGACAAAACGTACGTGGAGCAGCAGGTACTCGTGGATCAGGCGGAGGTGGAGGTGGTGCTCAATATGGATCTATAGCAGATCAAGGTGGAGCAGGCGGAGCTGGTGAAATTAAGTATAGATTTTTACGTGTATCTTAGTATAATGTCTTATGGCAAATGTATCAAAATGGTTTGGACACCCCATATACATAACTAAGCTAGAAAATTTTAAACAAATTAACAAAAAAATTGTACCTATAATATTAAAAGATATTACTCCAACCAATTCTCAATACTCACGGACCACGGATATAAAACCAAATAAACTACAAAGTATTGATGATAATTTACATGAGGATGAAAGATTTAAAGAATTATATGTTGAGTTATCAAAAGTAATACAAGGTTGTTTGTCCGCACAAAAATACGATTTAAATTTATTTGAAATTTATATTACAAAATCTTGGGCTACTTTATCTGTTAAAGAACAGTTCATATCTTATCATAGACATATGAGTAGTCATTTTAGTTTTGTATATTATCCACAAGCCCATGAGCAAGGTAATCTTTTTTTACTTGATGATGATGCCCATAAGGTAGGGTTGAATATACCTAAAAGAGATCCTTACTTCACAGAGTGGGATCAAAGCAATTATGGTAAAGCTGAATATCCAGCGGAGACTGGAAACGTAATTATATTCCCTTCAATGATGTTTCACGAAACAGGGAAAAATACTAAAGAAAAACCTAGACTATCTATATCAGGTGATATTATGCTTACTATGAAAGCAGGTGTAAAGTCTGAACATAATATACCTTCCCCTGCGACTTGGATGAAGCTTTAAAATGATGTAAAATGGCTGCATGGCTTTAACAAATGTAAAAATAGTACCAGGATTTAATAAAGCAGATACCCCATCAGGAGCAGAAGGACAATGGATAGATGGCGATTTCGTTAGGTTTAGATACGGTCAACCTGAAAAAATTGGTGGCTTCCAGGCTATTGGGGCTGAAACTATATCAGGGCCAACAAGGGCACAACACACATGGACAGATTTAGATGGCAGAAGATATGCTGCTCTAGGTACATCAAAAGCTTTATATATTTATTACGAAGACAAATTTTATGATATCACTCCTTTAGGAACTGCTATAACAGGAGCTACTTTTTCTTCTAGTCAAAACTCTAATATAGTTACCATTACTAAAAATAGTCATAGTCTAGATGTTGGAGAATATATTACTTTTACTTCAGTATCTTTACCAGGTGGTGGAGCAACAAGTTTTACTGTTGCAGACTTTCAAAATTTTACCTATGAGATATTAACGGTACCGAACGTAAATACGTTTACTGTTAAAATGAAATCAAATGAAACAGGTTCTGGTATGAGTACTGTAGGTGGTGCTACAATAAACCCTTATGAAGAAATTGGTCCTACTATTCAAACATACGGATATGGTTGGGGTACAAGTACTTGGAGTAGATTAACTTGGGGCTCAGGTTCTACCACTTCTTCTGTTGTGTTAGATCCAGGTACCTGGTCTTTAGATAATTTTGGTGCACAATTAATTGCAACTGTTAAAGATGGTAAAACATTTGTTTGGAATCCTGCTGTGTCTAATCCACTTGATCAAAGAGCAGCTATAATGGTAAATGCTCCAACAGCTTCAAGATTAACTATAACCTCAGACAGAGATAGACACGTTGTTCATTTTGGAACTGAGACAACTATTGGTAATACAGCAACACAAGACCCTATGTTTATAAGATTTAGTGATCAAGAAAATTACAGTATCTATCAACCTACTTCAATTAACACAGCCGGAACTTTTAGACTGGATACTGGAAACAAAATTGTAGCGGCAGTTTCAGGTAAGGATTATAATTTAATTTTAACCGATCAAGCTGCTTATCAAATGCAATTCGTAGGTCCTCCTTTTACTTTTTCTATAAGACAAGTGGGTTCTAACTGTGGGTGTATAGGTCAACACGCTGTTGTTTATGCAGATGGTAAAGTTTTTTGGATGGGTGCTGGTGGAGGATTTTTTGTATTTGATGGTACGGTAAAATTACTGCCATCTCTTGTTGAAGATTTTGTATTCACGACTACCGGCTCAAACGTAGGGGTTAATTATTCATCTAATGAAATTATATATGCATCTCATAATTCTTTGTTTAATGAAATAATTTGGTTCTATCCAGCAGGTACACCAGTAGGTAATCCATCCGTTCAAAACAATAGGGCTGTTGTATATAACTATGTAGAAAATAGTTGGTCAACCATGTCTTTAGCTAGAAGTTCTTATGCAGATGCTAGTACCTATGACGTACCTTATGCAACAGAATATACTTCAACAAATACACCAACAATAGCTAACTTAAGTGGTGCTACAAATACTTTTGGTTCTTCTTTATATTTTGCTCATGAGATAGGTAATAATATAGTATCCTTAAGTGGAGTTGTTTCTGCTATACCTGCATTTATTCAATCTGGAGATTTTGATTTACCTACAGGAGGAGATGGCGAATATTTATTAAGGATAAGTAGATTCTTACCTGATTTTAAAAACTTACAAGGAAATGCAGTTGTTACAATATTTGTAAAAAATTATCCTGTAGATGCTGGAGCAAGTTCTCAGCTTGGTCCTTTTACCATAAATTCTACTACAGAAAAAATAGATACTAGAGCTAGAGGAAGACTTGCTAATATTAAAATACAAAACACAGCTATTAATGAAACATGGAGATTTGGTACATTTAGAGCAGACGTAAATCCAGATGGAAGAAGATAATGGCTAAAATAAACGTTTACATACCAGAGCCACAACCTGAATATACACCTGAAAATTTTAGACAAATTAACCAAGCGTTGACAACTATTGAAAATCAATTAAATACATCTTATCAAAAAGACTTGAAAAATGAACAAGATACGTTTACATACTTTATGCAATGACAATTAGATATAAAAGCGAAGCATTTGATTTAACGAATACTAATATAACTAATATTCTTACATGCCCATCAGATGCAACTATTATTGTAAAGTCAATACAAGCAAGTCATAAAGCTGCTTCTAATGTAAACGTAGATGCATACATACAAAAATCTGGTGGCTCAAATGTAGAGATTAGTCACGTGCAATTAAATAAAAACTTTGCTAACATGGTCACCGCTAGTTTAAATATGGAAGCTAACGACATTCTTAAAATACAAGCAGCTTCTGCAAACACTATTACTGGAGTTGTTAGTTATGCTCTAATAGATAGATCACAGGAAAATGGCTAAACAAAAATTCACTCATTTTGTCCCTAGAGATAAGCCAAGAAAACGGCCTAGAAGGCATTGTAAAAATTTAAATAAAAAAAAGAAGTTGCAACATAACAAAAAATATCATAGACAAGGACGTAGACAAAAATAAGTGATATGATAAAAATACCAGCAGAAGCTAAAGAAATTATTAAACACAAAAAAACTGGTAAAGTATATGCTAGTAAAATTCATTTTGATAACGATGTTGCTGATCCCACTACTGATACTACTGTGGATGATTTTAGGCAAGACCTTGAAATAACAGTAACTAAAGTTACTATAGGATCGGAAACCAAAAAATAATGGAACCCCGAGGAGCCACTGAATTACAAATGGAGCTTCTCCATAAACATGTATCTAAAGATATATTAGATCAGGTTCAAATATGTACTTCTATTCCAGGTAAAGTTCCAATTGATCCAAACAAAGTAAATATACTTTGGCAAAAAAATTCTTACAATCAGCCAAACTTACAAGAATTTTTTAATAATAAATCAAGGCATAAGGAATATGATTGGTATGTATTTAATAGTCATTGGAACTATGAAAAATTTAGATACTTTTTTGATATCCCTTCGGATAGATCTATTGTAATTAAAAATGGTATTAACAATTTTCCAAAAAGAAAAGTTTATAAAAAAGGTAATCCAATAAAATTAATACACCAGTGTACGCCTTGGAGAGGTTTAAATGTTTTACTTCGTGCAATGCAAGAAATACAAAACCCTAATATAACCTTAGACGTATATAGCTGTAGTCAAGTCTATGGAGATGAGTTTAAAAATTCACATGAAGAATTATTTAAACCTTTATATGAACAAGCTAAAAAATTACCAAACGTAAATTATATTGGCTATAAACCAAATGAATATATTCTAAAACATATTAAAGATTATGATATGTTTGTTTATCCAAGTACATTTGAAGAAACTTTTTGTGCATCGGCTCTTGAAGCCTTAGCGGCAGGGGTGCATGTAGTTACAAATAATTTTGGCGCACTGTATGAAACCTGTGCTGAATGGCCTGTATATGTTAACTATACAGATGACTATGAATCAATGGCTATTGGTACGGCGGAAGCTATTAAAGTTGCCTCTAGTTATTTGCATAAAGACTATATCCAAAACCACTTAGACGAACAACAAAAGTTCTACAAAAGATTTTATAGCTGGGACAAAAAAGGAGAAGAGTGGACTAACTTTTTAAAAGGAGCGATCAGTGAGCGAAAGTAAAAAATTTATAAACGAAGATACATATCAAACACTACAAGATTTAAAGGTTAGACCAGAGCCTCACGATAAATCCATTTTACCTTTATGGAAAAAAGATAAAGCTCCATCTGATATAGCTCCCTACTCTATATTCTTAGCAACTCCTGTGCACAGTGAATGCTCTATTCATTATACTCAAGCTTTATTAGAATTACAAAAACTAGCTGTTGAGAGAAAAACGAAAATTACATTTCAACTAATGAAGTCTTCTTTAATTACTCAAGGTAGAAATTTATGTGTTGCAGGATTTTTAGAATCAAATTATTCCCATATGTTGTTTATTGATTCTGACATATATTTTCATGCTGAGTCTATATTTAAAATGATAGAGAAAGATAAAGAAATTATATCTATACCCTATCCTTTAAAAACTATAATGTGGGACAAGGCAATGGATCAAATTCAAGAAGGTAACATTAAAAAAATTTCTGATTTAAAGAAAGCATTTAATACATACCCTATAAAAGTAAAAGATGGCAAAGACATTAAAATAGATAAGGGTGTTATGGAAGTAACCCACAGCCCTACAGGATGTATGTTAATTAAAAGATCTGTATTTGAAAAACTTATTAAACATTACCCCGAAAAATCTATTGTACAAAAAACTGTTATAAACGGAGAATACGTAGATAAGCCTCACATGTGGAATTTTTTTGATTGTATTCATGACCCAGAAACTAAAACATATTTAGGAGAAGACTTCTCTTTCTGTAAGCTTTGGAAAGACATAGGTGGTATATGTCATGCGTATATTACAGATAATATAGTACACGTTGGTGAGCATCAGTATGAAGGACGTTTTGCTGATGAGTTGAAACTTACTGAGTAAAATGCTAGTATTATCCATAATTAATTAATTAGATTATGGATCCATTTACAATAGCACTAGCCACATTTGGTGTACAAAAACTCAGAGGTAAATCAACTAAGAAGGCCCTAGCAAGTGCAGCTCTAGTTGGTGGGGGTTCATATGCATTTGGACAAATGGCGGCTGCAGGAAGTATTCCAGGTGTTACAGCAGGGCAAGGTTTAGGTAACATTGGAACAGGTTCAGCATTCAGTGGTATCAAAGGATTACTAGGACAAAAAGCTATAGGAGAAAAGGCAGCTGTAGAAGCGTTAAAGAAAAAAGGAATTGAAAACGCAACAAAACAACAAATAGCTGCGGCTATGCAAGAAGGAAAAGGTTTTATGGGTATGGGTACAGGTGGTAAATTAATAACTGCCTCAACACTACTTCCTTTTTTAGAGGGCGAAGAGAAACCAGAGAAACCAATGTTCTCACAAGAAGATTATAAAAAAGCATACGATGAACAGCTTGGTAAATTAGATGGTGCGTTTGTGCCTGCAACTAATACACAACCTACAATGGATGAAACAATTAGATCAGATATGTTCTATGCAAATCAAGGTGGGTTAGCGACAGCCCTGCCAAAATTTAATAAAGGCGGTGTAAATTATTTACCCTCTAAATCAGATCATAATGAAAATGATTATAATAATTATGTAAGAGCTGAAGGCTATGTTGAAGACGGTGCTGGTAATGGTGATAAAGATGAAGATACTATGTTAGCTCAATTAGCTGATGGAGAATTTGTTTCACGAGCGGACGCTGTACTTGGTGCCGGTATTTTATCTGGTGGTGATCCTAAAAGTTTTAAGAGCATGAGAAAAGCAGGGGCTAGTTATTTTTATGACCAACAAAAAAAATTAAAAAGAATTTACGATTTAGTTAATGACAACAAAACTAGTACAGTTCAATAAAGAAGAGGTAGATAAAGTATGGCCTCTAGCAAAAGAATTAATACACAAAGCTTGCATAAGAGCGGGAGGATTTATTAGTGGAGAACATGTTAAAGAATATTGTAAAAAAGGTACTATGCAACTTTGGTTGGCTATTACAGAAGACAACGAAGTTTTATGCGTTGGTGTTACTGAAATTAGAAAGTACCCTAATTACAGTGTTTGTGATGCTAAAATCGTTACTGGTAAACGGTACAAAGAATGGTTTGATCAAATTGATAAAGTTGCTGAATGGGCTAAAAAACAAGGTTGTAAAAAAATGGAAATCTTTTCAAGGCCTGGTTATGTCTCTTTATTTAAACAAAAAGGTTATGTGGCAACACATGTTCAAGTAGAGAAAGAATTATGATAGATACAAATAAATTAAACATAAAACAAAAAATAGAATTATTTAAAAAACTAGGTAAAGAGATATCTAGTAAAGGTGTTAATGGGGATACAGAGTTAGCTCATATAAATAAATTTGAAAAAAAATTACTTATTCAACACGGCGGGTCCGGTACAATTAATTTACAAACAGGCCTAACACAATACTTCGGTGGCGGTGGCGGTGGTGGTGGTTCTGGGACCCAAACAAATATACAAAGAGAAGCTCCAGAAGTTGAGGCTAGAAAACTTGCTTTATATGACCAAGCTTCAAACTTAGCTCAGAATCCAGTTAATATACCGGGTATTCAAGTTGCTGGTCTTAGTCCATTAGAACAAGCTGGTATTACTCAAGCAGGACAAACAGGCGTTGGTGCAGGTACTGTTACTGGAGGTATTGGTTCAATACAAACAGGGATGCAAGATCCAAATATAGGTAAATTTTTAAATCCTTATCAATCATATGTAACAAACGAAATTGGTAGACAAGGACAAATGATGCAAAACCAAATGGGTGCTAGTGCTATTCAATCTGGTGCGTTTGGTGGCGGAAGAGAAGGAGTTCAACAAGCAGAGCTTCAAGGAAGAACACTTTCAGCAATGGGCCAAGCTCAAGCATCAGGATTTAATACAGCTCTACAAGCTTCACAGGCACAAAGACAACAACAGTTAATGGGTGGACAAATGTTAGGTCAATTAGGTGCACAGCAACAAGCTATGTCACTAGCAGATATAAATGCACAAATGCAAGCAGGTGCAGTACAGAGAGGTGTTGGTCAACAGGGCTTAGATGCACAAAGACAAACAGAATTACAAAGAGCTTATGAGCCTTACCAAAGAGTAGAGTTTATGAAAGGTATCATGACTAACTTACCTACAACACAAAGTAGTATTACACAGACCACGTCTCCCGGATCTAATTCAATAGCACAAGCAGCAGGAGCAGGTTTAGGTGCATATTCAGCCTACAATATGATGCAGCCAAGAAGAGGGTACTAATGGATAAAATATTAACTAGAAAAATGTTTAAGGCTAGATACTTTAAATCTTTAAAGCCTACTATACAACATTTTCAAAAAGGTGGTCTAGGATCATTAAGTAATCAAGAGAAAGCTATTTATGCAGCAACTTTAGCAGGGCCCTTACTTCAAGCAAAAGGTTCTGGTGTAGGTAACGCTCTAAGTGCTTTAGGAGAAGGGGTATCAAAATTACCTGCAACTATAATTGCTTTAGAAAAAAATAAAGGTAAATCAACAAGGTTTATGACACCAGAAGAATTAAAAACGGCTAAGCTATCTCCAGGAACTTCAGCACAAGTAAACTCAGAAGGTGAAATTAAAATTATATCAAAACCTACAGCAGAATCTGTAAAACAAATACAGGGTAGTAAAAGAGTAAGAACTATCTTATCTAGAATTACTGATTCATATTATGACTTAGGTAAGCCAGTAGGGTTTGGTGACCCGGGTAGGATTAGGGCATCCCTTGGTAAAGTTGCGGGCACAAAGTTTTCAAAAGACTATGGAGAATTTAAAAGTAGAATACAACAAGCAACTTCATTTACGACACAGGCCATTTCTGGTGCAGCCGTATCGGAGCAAGAAGCGGAAAGAATTACAAAATTAATTCCACAAGTAGGGGATACGGAATCTACATTTGAATCTAAATTAAGAGCATTAGATAGTTATTTTGCAGATGCTATTGCAATTGCAGAAGACAATAATGCAGACTTTACTACTGCCTTAGAGATAATGGAAGTTTCTGGAAGAGGGGCTGTTAATTATGAAATAGATTTAGCAAACGATGTAACTGTTAAACAGTATGATGGCAACAAATATGATGTTAGCGCAAATTAAGGATTTTTATGGCAGAGATAATTGTACAAGGAAACACATTTAAAATTAAAGGCACTGAGCCTACTACTAAAGAACAAGTAGCTATTGATTCTGTTCTAGCAGCTAAAGGTGCTTCTGGGGAAGATGGAGGATTAAGTTTTGATGATGAGATGAAACTTATGATTACACCTGAAGATGTTTTATCAGATGCACAAAAAGGAAAGTATAATAAAGATACAGAAAGTTTTTTAGCAAGTCCAGACTTTATGAGGATTGTTACGGAGGTAGGTTTATCTATCGCTGGTGGTATTGCTGGAGTTGCTGCAGCTCCGTTTACTGGAGGCTCCTCATTAGCGACAACAGGTTTAATGGCAGCAAGAGTAGCTAGAATAGCTAGACCTCTTTTAAATTTAAGTAAGGGTAAACAAAGATTAATTGGTGGTGTAACTGGAGCTGGATTAGGTGGTGGAGCTGGAGCAGCAATATCACAAACCTTTGATCCTAAAGAAAGTATTGTAAGAGAAGTTGCAAGAGGGACTGCTCAAGGTGCTTTTGGAGAACTATTAGGTTTTGGTATGGCTGCAGGATTATCTAAAGCATATAATAAAGTTACAGGATTTTCTTTAAAAACTATTGACGGAGCACAAGAGGTTGTAAGAGGATTGGATGCAGATAAATTATTTTATAAAGAAATAGCTAAAATAAAAAGTTCAGGCAAACTACCAACTAAACAAGTTCTTGATAAAATTTCAAATGAAACTTCAGATGTTTTTATTACACCTCAACAAAGATCTATTCTTGAAAGTATGGAGCTAAGTGATGATGCATACAAAAGTGCAAATCAAGCTAATCCAGATTTTTTTAAATTAAATAAAGGGGGCAAGTATAATTTTGAAGCTGCAAATATTATTGCAGGTAAAATTACAGAGCAGTCAGGTGTAGAATTAGCGAGTTCATTATCTGCTGCATCTATTGGTGGGGGTGCTTTTATAAGAAACTCTGAAGGTTTAAGTAGATTAATGACTATAGAATCTATAGATAATTTTACAAAAGTGTTAACCAAAGATTTGCCTAACCTGGATTATGACGTAGCTGCGGATAGTATTACTGCTTTTTTAAATTCACAAGTAAGAGGCGGTAGAGAAATATATAAAAATACAAAAACTAAATTATGGAATAATTTATCAGAGCAAGTAAATAAAGCTACTCGTATAGGTGATGGTCCAAAAGATTTCGACCCTTTATTTGATGTAATAGTTAGAGATAGCAGAGCATATGCCCCTGATCCGAAATCAGTAAAAATAAAAGTTTTTAATAGCTTTACTGGGAAAGAGGAAGAAGTTACTAATTTAGCTACTTATATTGATAGAGCATTTGTAGAAAATATGAATGTTCAGGACGAAGGTATTAGAGAGATTACTGGAATGATTTTGAGAATGGGAAATCGAGCAAATTATAATGAGTTTAGAAGAGTGTATTCAGCAATTGGTAAAATGAGAGTAGGCGGCACACCTGCAGATAGTGTAAAAGCAGAAGTAATGAAAAGAATGGAATCAATGCTATCAAACTCTCCATTACCTCCCGCTGTTAATACGGCCAGAAGAGCTGCAGCAGATTTTACAAGACTAGGGGGTGAAGCGTTTGAGGGTAAAGTAGTAGCAGATCTGTTAAAAACAGATGTAGGACAAGAAAGATTATATAAAAATATTATAGGTGCAGGTAGACCAAGTTATTTTAGAGGTTTTCAAAAAAGTTTAAAAGATGGAAAGATAGAAGCAGGCGGTAAAAAATATGATTTATTTCCACAAAGAGAAGCTATTCAAGGAGCACTGCAAGGACAATTTTTTAAAGATTTTTTAAGAAATAGTGTAGATAAATCTGGTCAATATTTTAAACTAAATAAAACAGGTGCAGAGAAATTTTTAAAAGATTATGATTGGTTATTAAAAGAGGATGTAGGTTTTTTAACTAAATCTCAAATTAAAGGTATTAAAGATTATACAAGAAGATTACAAATAATTGAAGGTAAAATAAAACCACCAGGAGCTGCAGGTACCAGTGGAGAAATGCTAGTGCAGATGAAACAAGCTGGTGCTCTTTCACAAATAGTTGGAGTTGGCTTATTTGCCACTGGAACAATTGATCCTGGAGCCGCAACATTTTTTGTATTAGGTCCTGCTGGTTTAGCTTATGCAATGTCAAGGCCGGCAACAACTAAAGCATTAATAAATGGTTTAGGGGGAGCTACAAAAGGAATTGATAGTTATCAGGGGCTAACAAGATATATTGGACAGTTAGGAAGTGCTTTAGTATCCGAAGGTATTGTTGGTCCTACAGAAGCAAAAGCAGCAATGGATAAAGTTGAAGGAAATAAAGAAGCTTATGAACAATATTTTAAAACAGGGTTTATGCCAAATGCTCCCGCTAAAAGAGAGTTTGAGCCAGAGAATGCTCCTGCAATTGAAATAGATCCTTACTTACAATCTGGAATACAAAAACAAAGCTCTGGCCAAGGCATGGGTTCTATAGTGGGCTCTGCCCCCCAGGTACCCCTACCAAACATAGCACCATCTAACTTACCTATGGGTATGAGTGGACAACAATCAAACACAGAATTAGCACAAGCCCTAAACCTTTTTAATAAGGGAGGGATAGTCAGTGCCAAAAAAAACTTCTAGTAAAGATAGCCTTGCTCATCAAAGATTAGATGATCATGAGAAGTTATGTAGAATTATGCAGGAAAATACCAATAAAAAAATTACAGAATTACACACAGACATACATAGAATTGAAAAAATTCTAATATCTTGTATGGCTTTTTTAATGACTTCCATGGTTGGAATAATAGTTGCTCTTGTCTTTAAATTAAACTAAAAGACCATGTGCGTATCATAAGAGAAAATAATAGATTTTTCATTAACGATTTAAAACTCGAAAAGAAATACGATTATAAAAAGTATACTAGGGACAATGATCTCGGCTCACGACACTACAATGTTGGAGACAAAAAGATTCCCTCAGTGACAACTATATTATCAGCTACACAATCAGAAGATAAGAAAGCAGGCCTTGATAGATGGAGAGAAAGAATTGGTTATCAAGAAGCACAAAGAATAACTACTCAAGCTGCAACTCGTGGAACTGAAATGCACTATGTACTAGAAAATTATATTGATGGTAGAGGATACATTAATCTATCATCTGATGGTGCCCTACCACGACTCATGGCCCATGAGATTATAGAAAACTTAGGTAAGCTAAAAGAGGTATGGGGTAATGAAGTTAACTTAGCCTATGAAGATAGATGGGCTGGTGCAACAGATGTTGTGGGACTGTATGATGGTAAACCAACTATCATTGACTTTAAACAATCAAACAAACCTAAAAGAGAAGAGTATGTTGAAGACTACTATTATCAAATAGCAGCTTATTCTTTAGCCCATAAAAAACAATATGGATCTATTACACAAGGTTTAATATGTGTATGTACTAAAGATAAGTTATACCAAGAATTTAAAATGAACCAATCAAAGTTATTGGAGTATGAAGATAAATGGTTAGAGAGAGTTGAGAAATATCATAAAGCTAAAGCCACTTCTGTACCTGTTCACCAAGAGTCTTAGCGGATAGTTCAATCTTGTTTTCAAGATTATGTAATACCATTTGATCTATAGTATCTCTACAAATTATATCAATATAAGTTACTTGAGATTTCTGCCCTATTCTATGAGCCCGGTCTTCACTTTGCTGACGAACTTCTAGGTTATAAGAATTACTAAAATAGATTACATATTTAGCAGCAGTAAGAGTTAGACCGTAACCCCCTACTGTTGGGTTACCAACTAAGAATCTACACTCATCTTTATTTTGAAATTTCTCTACTGCTTCATTTCTTGCATCTACTGAATCCTTACCATAGATAGATACTACTGAGTCTGCTCCATAAGTTTCAGCTAGCTTTTTTTTAATGCTTTCAATATTGTGTACATAATTAGCCCAGATAATACATTTATCTTCACTCTCTTCTGTAATACTCATTAGTTCTTTTAGTTTGGCGTTTGTTTTAAAATCAACAATGTCCCCTTCATTTGTTTTAACAAAACCATTAGCTACTTGTTGTAGTTTAAGTAACTCAGTTAATTTATTATTGTATGATACTTCTTTGTCCTTCATCATAATAAGAGCAGTAATTTTTAATCTATCATAAGCTTCCCTTTGTTCTTCTGGCATATCAACATATCTTTGGATATACATTTTTTCTGGTAGATCTAAACAATCTTTTTTTCTTACTCGATACGAAAAGTTTTTAAGTTTATATTCTAATTCTTCTAAGTTAATATAATACTTAGGGATCTGGATATTATAGCCACCTCTTTCAATACTGAACATCACAGCATACTTTGATTTAAATACTGTATAGCTATCATAGCCTAACAGTTTTTTATCTAGAAAAGCACATTGAGAAAATAAGTCTAAGGGAGATTTAGTAATAGGAGAACCTGTAAGAATTCTTTTATACCTAGCAAGCTGGCCTAACTTAATTATAGTTTTACTTCTAGAGGCTCTTAAATTTTTAATAGAAGTACTTTCATCTAATATAATCATACTTCTCATACCATGCTTTTGTAATTTAGACTCAAGCCATTTCTTACCAGATTTATGAGATAATGCTTCAACATTCATAAGTACAAATGTAAGTTTATCTGGATCCATTTTAAATGTTTTATCTTTAGAAACTTTCCAAATATAAATATTAGTTTCTTCTGGACAATGTATATCTATTTCTTTTTTCCAATTCTGGTAAACTGAATTAGGCGCAATGACAAAAACAAAATTAATTTTTTGGTCTTGAAATAAGTAAGCTGCGTTATCTATAGCAACCTTTGTTTTACCTGTTCCCATCTCCATGAAGTATGCAAAGTTATAAGGTTTTGCTCCTTCTATTAAGGATTGTCTCTGATGTTTAAATGGCTCTGTTTTATATTTATACATTATAAAATTATAAAATTATTTAAATTATTTATTTGCAAAGATCAATTAAATAATATATTGATTCGAACAAGGAGGTTCTTATGGACTTAGAAGCAGAATCTATTGTAAAAGTAGATATGGAGATGTCAACAGACATTTCCGAATCTTGCAACAAGTTATTGGAAACTCAGAAAAAAATATCAACGGCTGAAGAAGAACTAAAAAAGTTAAAAGAAGTTGAGACGACCCTTTCTGAGCAAACAATTCCAAACTTAATGCAACAAGCAGGTGTAGAGTTAATTAAACTCGAAGGTGGAATATCCGTAGAGGTTAAACCATTCTACTCTGCTAGAATACCAGCATCTAGAAGTGAAGAAGCTTTCAATTGGTTACGTGAGAACGGCCATGGAGATCTGATTAAAAATCAGATATCTTTGGAGTTTAAAATGAAACAAGACAATGAAGCTAAGTCACTTGTAGAAGAACTAAGACAAAAAGGCCTTGCAGTTATGCAGAAGACATCTGTACATCCAAGTAGTTTAAAATCGTTTGTAAAAGAACAGATTGAAGACTTTGGTAAAGATGTACCTGCAGAATTATTTGGTACTTATGTTGCAAATAAAACTAAAATAACCACGAAGGAATAGCGATGATTGAAAAAACAAATATGGAAGAAAAAGAAATAATAATAAAAAAAGAAAGCCTACCAGTAGCAATTGATTTAGAGGGAATGGCAGGACAGGGTAATGAGTTTGTTACAGCTCGTGATACTAAGCTACCTATATTAAAAATGTTATATGCTAGTTCACCAGTATTAAATGATAGAGATCCTAGATTTGATGAGAAGGCAAGTCTTGGGGATATCTGGAGTGAGACATCTGGAAGAGTGTGGAAGGGTAAAGAAGGATTTTTTTGTGCTCCATGCTTATACATAAATACATTTAATGAATGGAAGGACAAAGGTCTAAGTACAGGAAGACCTGTGAAGATTCACATTGATCCCGCTATCATGAGTGAAACTAAAAGAGATATGGATGGTAAAGATAGATTACCAAATGGTAACTACGTTGAGGATACAGGTAATCATTTCGTTTGTATCTTAGACGAAAAATATAATGTTGTTGAACAAGCATTGCTTACAATGAAATCAACACAAAAGAAAAAATCTAAAATGTGGAATTCTATGATTGGTTCTAGAAGAGCACAGGGTAAAAATGGATTTTATAATCCACCTAGATTTTCTCAGGTGTATAAAGTATCTACAACGAAAGAAGCTAAAGGAGACTACACTTGGTCTGGATGGGTAATAGAGTTTATTAGTCTCATGACACCAGATAAAAATTTAAAAACATTAGAGGCAACTCAAGGTTTTTATAAATCTGCTATGACGAGTGATATCTTTGGAAAGGTAGATTTTTCTCAGGAGAATCAATCTCAAGGTAATGATCAAAGTAAAGAATCAGCACCTTTCTAGATTATCATGGAGCAAAAACTCTTAAAGATATTTGAGGGTAATTCAGAACTGTTCATCACTACTTCTCTTACAGGGGAAGTAGATGAACGGGGAAAGAAGCAGGTTAAAGTTCTCACGATTCACGAACCTGTTACCCTTGAATTATGGAAGAAACATTTAAATGGAGAAACACGGATAGGGGTTAAACCTGAAAAAGGAGACATATGTAAATGGGGATGTATTGATATTGATCCTCGTAACTATACAACTTTTTCTGAAAAGAAAATTGTAGATATTATTAGAGAAAACCAATTACCTTTAATT